TCAAGGGTCATCGAGAAGCTGTACATGGTCAGCTTATCTTCTTTACCCTTGACAGTGGCGTTGCCAGTGATCGGTGCGCCTGTTACGCGGGTAATCAGGCCAAAGGTCATGGTTTCACCCTTCATTTTGGTGAAGTCGGTTTTCTCGAAAACGGGCATGTCGCCGCTCGGTGAGAAAAACTTGGAGAAATAGGCAGCTTTCTTCTGTTCGAGGAACAGCTGTCTCTGGACAATGACGGGGGCAAGTGCATGCCCGGTTGCAATCTGAGTTCTTGCCATAGTTTACAGCTCCTTGCTGAGTTCTTTGAGTTCGTCGAGGCTGAGTTTGTCGATGTCAGCCTCAGTCAGTGAGTCGATACGTTTATTTGAAGGTTTGTTCTTCGGAGGTTGAGTCGTCATCGGACTCTTTGACTGGCCATATTTGGCCAGATTGTCGGCAATCTTCTTCGGTTCGGCTTTGGCTTCACCGAGTTTTGCCTTGAGAGCGTTGATTTCTCTCATCATTTCGGCTCGCTTCTGGAGCTGAAAGATGATTGACGGGTGCAGAACCGTTGGGTTCGATTCAAAGCCGGAGATCATATCGGCGGGAATCCCATCAGACTTCATAACTTCCACAATGTCTGTGCGGTCGGTATCGAAAGTCGGTACCAGCCGGTGCAGAAGTTCTTCATTCTGGCGAGCAATTTCAGCCTGAGCTTCGGCTTCGCGTTCAGCCTCGATCTGCTTTTTCTGCTCTGCCCGTTCGATGGCCTTTTTGACAGCTTCCTTCGGGTCTTTCATAATCTCTTCATCGGTTGGTTCAACGTCTTCAGCCAGAACTTTGGTCTGGTGTTCGCTGAGTTTTTTGCGAAGCTGACCGATTTCCTGGTTGCGCTGATTGATGAAAGATTCTTTATCTTTCAGCTGTTTTTCATACTTCGCCATCCGTTCCTCGAACTCCTTCAGCCGATCTTCTGCGGATTTCTCCGGGGGCTGCTGCTGTTCAGCGGTCGGCTGCTCCGTTTCCGGTGTGGCAGGCTGTTCGCTGTTGAGCATCTGTTCGAGTTCTTCAGGCGAAGCGTTGTCAATAAGGGCCATCTGTTCACTGTCCATAGTATTCTCCTACGAGTATGGTTCTATATTCAATATAGCATTTGCTATAAAGTGCGTCAAGATTGTCGCGGTGATTTGGATTGAGCTGCGATCATTGTTTTCTGGATTTCAGTATCGTACTTGCGCTGATCGGCATCTGCCTGCTGCTGGTTTGCATCCTGAAGAATCTGCATGATACGTTCTTTGTTCGGTATCGGTGCCAGTTCGACAAACAGCTGCGGGGGCAGCGGTACACCCTTCTGAACCAGTTCCATCATCATCTCGAAGTTGGCAAGCTGAGCGGTAGGGCTCTGACCAGTTTCGCCGATAGTCACGTCGTACTTGGTCAGGTCTGCGTCCTTGAGGCGGGCGACAATCTGATTGAAAGTATTCATATCCGAGGGGTCTACTTCCTGACCACCCAGATAAATCTTTTCGAGTTTCGCCTGGTCGAAGAATATGCGGGCAAGACGGTCAGGTGTATAAAGAGCTTGAATCCAAAGGATAATCTCTTTGCCAATGCGCTTTTTAACCTGACTCATGTTGTCGAACAGGTATTCATTGCCCATGAGTGCCTGCTGAATCCGGTGGTTGATTGCATTGCCGGACTGATACTGATTGCCCATACCCATCAGTTCCGGGTTAACATTGGAGGTTTCCCGGAAGCTCTGGAGTGAGTTCATTTCCAGCTGGACAACTGCGGGGCTGACCTGGCCGGCTTCAACCTTAACCGGGGGCTGCGTAGGGTCTGGAATTTCTACGACGAAGCCCGCCTTGCTGACCGAGTTGATAAACTTGTGCTTCTCCTGCTGGGTGCCGAACGTACCCTTGCCAATTATCCAGCCATTGTTGATCGAGGTATTTACGATGTCGACTATCTGGCTTCGGCGTTTGTTGATCTCTCGCTGGGGCTCTTTGAGGCGTTCGACTTTGCCCTCGAACCTGTTGCCGCGCTTATACGCATAGACGGGGAACTTGGAGAAGTTCGGGCCAGTGGCGTTCGGTGGGGTGGGTCTATTCACAAACCCATCGTCGAGAATCAAGTCACCGGCAAAGATAGTTCGGCGTATACGGTGCATACGCCGGTCGGTGGAGCGGAGAAGCGGGCTCATGGATTTGAGTTGTGAACGGTATGCTTTGGGTATTTGCAGCTCATCGGTCATCCATCCGGTCTGCTGATCGATATAGTATTTGAGGCGGTAGTAAACCTTTTCTTCACACTCAACCATACGCATTTCACGGGTCTTTGTATCAGCAAACATGCTGTCAGTCAGTGGGGTGTCCATGTCGGACAGGTCGGTCAACCCAAGGATATGGCGCTCAAATCGGCCAAACATATCGCTGATCTCGTTCTTGAATTCGGGGTAGAGGTTGACAAGGCGATCTCTGGAGAGCCATGACCAGCTGCAAAAATACTCGCAGTCCTCAAGGTCTTTGCGGAGATGTGGGCCAAACACAGTCATATCCCAGGGGGTTTGCCTGAGTTTTATCTGGCCTCGGATGTCGGTATCAAAGTCCGGGTAAACTTCGAGAATACCCCGTCCGGTTGTGGCCTGATCTTCAAAAGCTTCGGTTTCTTCAGTATCGGACTGAGTTTGGGTGAGAATGTTCTTCAGAGCGTAAGTGAGAACGGTGCCTATGTCGACATCAGAGTTCTCGGTGGGGAAAGCCCGAAGGTCTGTGCGATTACGCCGGTACAGGCCAGAGAGGGTTTCGATCATGGGGGCGACGTGGTTGATTGTCAGACAGGCTCTGTCTTCAGCGCTGAGTTTGGATATTGCCTCATCTGTCCACTGCTTGCCTTCCCGGAACATGACCGATTCCTGACCACGCTCGATAGATTCTCTATCAGCAGTCAGGGCGTTCTCGAACTGAGTAATCTTCTGGAGAATCAGTTCAGAATCTTTCATCGGGTCGGGTTCGGGCAGTTCGGGGGTGGCTGGAGAAAGGATTGCGGCTGGGTGCGTATGGGCTTCGGCTTCCAGAACTTCGACGCCGGGAAGTTCGCCCTGTGCTTGAGGTTCAATCAGGCCGAGAGGGTGGGTGTGGCCCTTGGCTTTCCCGCAGACCATCTGGCCTTGTTCATTCATGTAGATAAGATGTTCGTGCTGTGCGTTCGGGGTTAAGCCCTGGGTCGCTACGAAAAGTTGCATGTTATACCTCCAGCCAATTCAGCCGCTTGTAAGATAATACTCTGCTGCGGCGGGGCTTGTCAATATCTTCGTCTGCGGAGGTATCGTCAGATGGATAAAAGGCTTTATCATCGGCCATCATTGTCAGCATCAGAGCGTCACCTTTGTTGGGGCTGGGCATATTCCGGTTCCGCATATCGGTCTTGGATTCGATCTTGATCTTCCCATTATCCCGGACTTCGTATTTAATCGAACTGATCTCGGAGATAAGTTGCTGGTCGGGGCAGTCAGCGAATGAGAGTTTCGAGGTTTGTATGCGTTCACGCAACTTCCACCACAGTTCGTCGCGGAGGATGTGAAATTTGCGGGGGTTCTGCGCGGCTCTGCTGACGTTGACCGGATAGACGTTGGGTATATTCTGGCGGGCGAGTTCATCGACAACCCCGATACCAAGACCAACAGAATCAATGTAGATAGCTTTGGGATTCCAGTCGGCAGAGCGCATAGCCACCCATCGGGCCAGTTCGACCGTATCGACGTTCTTCAGTTCTTGAATCTCCATCAGGCGTGGGCCTTTTCGGACAAGGATAATCGATGAGTCTTTCCCGTGTCTGGCGACATCGACCCCGAATATCACGGGGTCTTTTTCGTTGGGGGAGAACTGCATATTGGCTGCATCCATGCACCAGTCGTATGGGATAAGGCTTCCATCATCCATTTCCGGGGGTTCGCCAAGGACTGATACACGATACTGGCTGGAGGTTTCGCCATACTTTTCTTTCAGATAGGCGATTTGATCGGGAGTGATAAGATCAGATTCTTCAGCTGACCAGTGCAGGTTAATCCAGTAGGGAGATTCTTTCGGGGAGAAATGGGTGTCGAAGGCGAAACCTGATCGGCGGGTGGGGTTCCAGAGAAGGACGATGAAGTTCACCGGGTCGGTGAGTGTAGTGTCGAGCGGGCGAAAAACTGCATCTGGAATACCAGAGGCTTCATCCATAACGAACATCATGTAGCGGGCGTGCTTACCTTGAAGCACTTCGGCCTGCTGATCTTCGGGCATGTGCGGGCCGGCTGAGTTACAGGTGATGAACCAGTGCTTGCCTTTGTCCGGGTCGTTGAGCATACGGCAGCCAGTGGTCATCAGGTCGAGTTCCCCGGCTATTTTGCATTGAGGTTCGCCATTGCGACGTTTGGCTCTCCAGAGTGACATTTCGGCCATGAGGTTGGATTTGAGGTTGTCCATAGAGGGAGCGAGCAGATAGGTCTTGGATTGGTGGAAGCAGAACAGGAACCAGTAGTTGCAGAGGGCCTGCACACAGTCCTTTCCCGTTCCCTTGCCTGAGCGGATGCTGATTCCGCGCTTACGGACATAGTATTCATCTTCCTCGGTGAGAGGCTCGTCTTCATCCCTCTTCATCTTTGCCTGAACGAGCTTACCCAATTCAATTAAGAATTGGCGTTGTTGGTTGGAGGGGTTGAACCCGAATACATCGATGACAAAATCCAGGGGGTTGTGCTGCCAGTGTCGGATTTGATTTCGGGCTGCTTCAACCGGGTCTTCGATCTTCGGGGTGAACTTCGGGCCTTTATAGGGGATTGACATCAGTTACATCCTCGGGCGGGAGGTCTTTCTTACGGGCGCGGGTGGCAGTGGCAATGACATTCACGATATTGATCTGAGTGGCAGAGCCATTGGCTCCGAACATGGGGTTGGCTTTGTTGGTTAATACC